TCTTGGTTGTTAATTTCTAACCAATTAAGGATTCTATGTTCGTGGAATCCAAAGGCATCAGGATGGTCCCAATCCACCCATACAACCGTCACCACCGTAGAGTCTGTTTGTCGGGCAACGTCAATACCAACGACTACCTGTGTTCTCCACCATTCTTTGATTAACGGCATAGATTGGTCATATAGACGTTCCATGCGTTCTTCAGTAACAAACATACCTTTTTCAAGAATCCAACGATTACAGTACGACATTTGAAATTCGTCGGAGTCTTCACCAATACGCAGTTTTTCTTTAGCAATAAACTTTCCATAGTTGTTGTTGTACTTAGCCGCTACCTTATGATCGTACTCAAAATGGGCTTGTCGGTAGCGTTTTCCAGCATTTACTAAACGCCGTTTGTTAAATTGAATCATCTTATAAAAATAAGATTTATTACGGTTAGCAGTACCAGTTAAACAAATGGTTCCGTTATTAAACGCCAACATCGGTTTAATTGATTTGGTAATCATTACTTCATCGGCTTCTTGAGCCTCGTCCACAATTACAAAATGATAAGTTTTTGATTCAATCTTTGCTTTTGGGTTACAAGTTTGCATACGGCAAAGAGAACCAGAGTTCTTAAGGTTAATGATTTTACCCTTACCACGAGCACCACCAGACGCTGCTTTGTCACCAATTTCTGGGTCAAGTAGGAAATTCAAAGCGTGATCGCTTGTAAGTTTTGTTACGATACGGCTGAACACAGTATCTGCTTGGTCTTCAGTTGGGGCAAACACACCACACCAAAAACCTTTATCAAACTTGTCTAACCATGTTGGGTACACTGGAGCAAGTTTTGGAAGGATAACCATTAGGGAAGCCATAACCGCAGACATAACCTCCGACTTACCGCTCTGTCGTGTTGCTATAACGGTTAATTCATCTCCATCGCCTAAGATTACAGATTCAATTAGTCTGTAAGCAATGGGTATTTGATAAGGAAAAAACTCAACATCACAAAATTCTTCAGTAAATATAAGGATGCGTTTTACCAGCATGTCAACAAACTCAGCAGACGTTTCATCTAATTCTGGTGCCAGTTCTTCAATATCTAGAACTTGCTGAAGTTCGTCTAATTCTGGGTCTGTTTCTTGCATTATTTGCCTTCTTTAATTCTTTCACAAAGCGCAGTATGCAATTCATTAACAATATTAATGAGTTCTGTTACTTCTTCAAAATTACCATTATGAAACCTGTATTTATCAAGAGACCCGCCTAACTCCATCAGGCTTGTGTCAAGCCAATTAAGTAGCGATGGTTTATCCATCTTTCCAATACGGGAAGAATTATTTGTGTTATCTACTACTTTTTTCCAAATACTCATTACCATGTTCCTATTTCAGTTGGGTCATAATCTAGGTTGCGACCATTGACTACGGACAACAATCCTTGTTCTTCACTATCGGTTGGGTACTTTTTACAAATACCTATTTGAAATACGTATTTTTTATACTTAAATTGGATGCCTTTACCTTTTCTCCAATACCCACCTATTTCGTGCATAAATGCTTTGCAGACTTTTGGAGTATTTTCTTTTGCAGTATCTCTATAAATCCAGTAAAGTTTTCCAACACCTTGTACAACATTTAGTTTCTTCATTAGTCCAGTCTAATACCTGCCGAGTCAGTTAGGCTACTTGGACTGAAATCTCCAAAGTATTTAGCAACTTCTTCAGGAGTTGCTGGTCTGTGGGCGGTATTTAAAGTTGTATTAATAAAATGACCTTTTGAAGAACTGTTAGCAAATTGTTTGTAGGTTTCAAAACTGAATGGACCGTATGCCCAGTCAGTACCACGCTTTCCTTTTTTATGAAACCTAACGTAAATAAACCCAACCTCTGCTCCATAAATGTTAAACAAAGGTTGGTCAATTACAAACTTGTGAGAACATAGACGAGTACTTGCCGAAGGTCCCTGACCATAGTTTCTGGGGTTATCTGGCTTGTTGGCAATTTGGGCAACGTGTACAGTGTCAAGAAACGGCAACTCATCTACACGGCGTTCACGATTAGTTTCTTCGTTTAGTACTGGTTTGCCACTTTCGTCAACCTCTGCACCACCAGCAATGCGCTGTTTGCTTATGCCACGAAGGGTTTCTTGACGTGCTTGGTCAATAGCATCATATTTCTTTTGCTCGTCCAGCATCTGCTGTCCAAGATTGAAATTAGGGTTAAGCCCAGGTCTGCGTCTTGCCATAACGCTATTTTACCGTATTTATTTAGTACATTATATAAAATGTTTCAAGATAGCCGTGGTCGCCAGAACTACCCAACAGATGTTGAACCAGATAATGGTTGGCATGGTCTTGATTGTTGAGGTAATAATCAAAGCGATGCTTGATGCAAGGGCAAAAATGTACAACCACCACCATTGTTTCCCAAAAATAAGACCTGGAAAGATAATTGAAATCTTGGTCATAAACGCCCAAGCCTCAATAGTGTTTACCTTGTTCCAATAGTCCTTATCACCCCATCGCTTGGTGACTTCTACTATTTCAGATGGTTTTAGCATTTACAATTCTTCCATTTTTACGTATTGTGGATATGGTTTATTCATGGTGCTATTAAAAGCCTCTACAAAGTCTTTGGTTCCTATGACGTTTAGTCCACCATCAACTTGGTATACAAAATTATAGTTGTTTTCTAAAGCAAATAACAAAACCCAACTTAGAACTTTTGAATCTAATTTAGCCCCTACCTCCATTAAAGACAGGTACGGAATACCATTTACTGATGTAAAAAAGGGCATCGCATTTGTTAGTTCTGGTTTCATCCATTCTGGAATACGTGAATCAATTAACCAGCCACATTTAAAGCCTCTACACATGTCTGGTCGCTCTTCATGTATTGTGCAACCTTTACCTGGACTTACATAATGGCAAGGTCTGCCGTTATAAAACTGGTTTCCATAGACTTCACCAAACATGTACCCTTCACAACATCTTGTGCAAGTACCACATTCTCTTGTTGGTTTCTTTGTAAGTTCTATTTTCACGAACTCTCCACTATGTTGTTTCTTATTTCAGTTAGTATTTGTGAACGTAGTTGTGACCTGTTAAACAACTCGTACTTTTCTGTAAGTTTTGCAAACCGTTTCAATGGGTTTATGTGAACAAGCGAAGTAGCAATGGTGTTCAACCGTTTTGTCACTTGGTATCTGTGGAGCCTAATACGCTTATCCGTGTGGAATTGAATATACAAAATTGGCTCATTTGCAGCAACATGCAGTTCATTTACGCCATCCCATAGGTTAAATTCTGCGTTCAGTGGTCTATACCACTTACCAATATCAAACTCTCCAGGAACAAGCATTCCATATTTATTGCTTTGCACATTGTGAAAGTATGGAGAAGTCTGTGAAGCAATGAGACTCTCGCTTGAAAAGAAAAGAAGCGAATAATCGTAATTTACTAGCAAATTATTATCTAGCGTTGGTTCGTGGAGAAGGTGTCCGATTCTTTGAAGCCTCTCAGGTTCTGCATACATGGCATTCCCATTTTCAAATGTAACGTGGGTATCAACTATGTTTTCAAACACAAAAGTGTTCTTCATTTTGTTTGCTACTGCTGGACAATTAAAAAATACATCTGGCCTTCTTTGAGGTGTGTACTTCTTCATACAATCCTCGTGTAAAGAAAGAGGAGATGGAAAAAGATGATTTAAGTCGTAGGTTATTGCAGCATTCCAATATGGTGACCAATAAACGTCTATATATTCGTTGTTTTTCTTCATGGTCAAACTATATCAACAATTTTTGCTATTTCCTCTTCAGACATTTGTGTTGGAGTAACTACGTTTTCACCACGCCTGTAGCAGTGTATAAACGTACTAATAATCCACTTATCACCAGAAACAGGTACGCACCCAGAATGGGGATGTGTCCACGTTGATGGAAATAGCGCAATCCTTCCCTTTACAGCATCAACTGTTATGCCATGCTCTAAAAATGCTGTTCCACCACCACGAGAAACATTGTTTAAATAAATGATTACTGCTATAACCCGTCTGTTAAACGGGTCTTGGTCCCACGGCGCTCCATCATGGTGTCTTCTGTAATGTCCACCATTTTTTGGGTAATGTTGAAGCCTAAACCCACTATCGTAAAGACCTTCAGAATGATGTAGTTCTGGGTACGCCTCTATGTAAAGAGACATTGCTGACTGTAACCCATCTCGTATTGATGTATAAGTTGAATCAAAAACGCTGGAACCAACTCCTGCTTCTCTGCACGACTCTGGAGAAAAGTTAAAGTCCATAGAAGACTTTATAGATGTGTTCACTCCACTAATCGTTGGACCAGGTGCAAACAGTTTTCCGTAATTTAATCTGCATTCTTCTAAAAGAGCATCGCAATCTTCGCTAGGAATTAAGTTGTCAGCATAAGCAATATGCTGAGATTTGTGACCAGCGAAACTAATCATATGCGGTTATGTCTCCCATTTCTCCGTTGCTCACACCAAAGTGTACTTTGGCTAACTGCCCGTTTTCGTCATGAACAGATACAGCATAGTAGCCGATAACGTCTATGTAAATAGGCACGGAGATGTGGTGAATATCATTCATAAAGATTTCCATTTTTACTGTTTTTGTCATCATTGAGTTTTCTGTAGAAAGAAAAAACTCTAAAGACGAACAGTCAATGTAGTCGTTAAAATACTCCAACACAATTGATTTGAGGGGCATTATTACACTTGGAAATGGACCAAAACCATTGTGTATAGGTATTTGTATAACGTTAATTTGTGTCCTATCAAAATCAAGATTCTTTGTTCTATCTGAGTCGCCAACCTGGATTGGCAATCTCCACTCCTCGGCAATCTTTACAGCGTCATTTATGAACTCTTCAGATTGACAAAATACAACTCTATCCATTGTTTTCACCTAGTTTTTTATCTAGTTTTGACTGCTCATGTTTGTATCCACCTTCCCAGTTTGTGCTTCTGTGTACAGAGTTAAAGCCCAAACCGTCAAGTATCTTGTGTAAACTTTCGTCACCTTTTATTAATTCAGAATTCTTTATCCCGTCAGAACGCTTAAAAGGTATTGCGTGGAGCATTGGAGTACCTTCTTTTATGGAGAACTCTGATGCTGTTGTTATATTCATAACGACATTACAGTGATGATAGTAGTCGGTGTTAACCACACCAGACATAACATGGTAGTTACCATTAGGCTCCCATTGTGGGTGAACAAACAGAGTTGAGTATCCTGGAGCAGTTTTAAATAACCAAGGGTTACTCAACTTTAAATATGAAGAATTTGTCCTTGATTTAACTGAAGCAACTGGGCAACTACCAGCCTGTGCCGCAGGAAACTGATTACCAAGCAAGGCTTCTCTAGAAAAGTACTCTCGCAATTTATGCTCATCAAGAGTTTCTAATTCATAGGTGCTTGAGTTGATTATGTCATACCTAGCATCCCAACCCTCATCTATCTTGCTGATTGGTAGACGGACGTCAAGTTTTGCCCAAAGTGGGACTATATAACCAACTTTCATGTAGTCACCTAGTCCGTAGCAC